CACGGCCGGCTTGCACGTCCTCGCCGCACACCGGGTCGGGGTAGACGTTGCGCGGGTCGATGCTGTAGCTGGCCGGCTTGAGCGCGGCTTGCACGTCGAGTTCCCACACCGCGGCGCCGGTGCTGTCGATCCGCTTCGCCCACGCCTTGCGCGTGCGGTGAATGACCATCGGTCCCTTGAGGATGCCGGTGCCCAAAAGTGCTGCGTTATGAATGACTTTCCGCACTTCAGCGTTGTAATCGCACTCATCGAACGCATCCTCAATCTCGCGCTGCATGGCGCGCGAGCGCTTGAGTGCCTCGTTGTATTCGGCCAGGAGGCGCTGCTCGGCCGCGCCGAGCGCCACGGGCGCAAGCTGCGCGCCCTTGCCGCCCATCGTGCCCTCGGTCGGCGTCATGCCCTCGGGGGTGCCTGGCGCTTGCGCCTCGGCCGCCTGCGGCAGCGCGACGAACACCGGAAGGCTTGGCTTCGCCGTGGGCTGCACAGCGAAATTGCGCTCGTCTGTCGGGAGCAGGATGTCGCCGAGGCGCGCGGCGCCGCTGTTCGTCTTTTGCCGGGTGACCTGCACGAACACCGTCGAGCGGGTGGCCGCCTGGTTTTGCCTGGTCGGCTGCGCGCCGCCCTGCTCCACCGACTGCATCATGGTCCCCGCGACCGTGCTCACGTCCTTCCCGTTGTACTGCTGCAAGTCCTCGGACCAGCGCTTGTCATGGCCCTGCGTCGCGCGGGCGTTTACCCATTCCTTCGCACGCGCCGCCAGGCGCGCGCCGAACACTTGAAGCCGCTCGGCGAGCTTCTCCTGTTCGGACTGCTCATCGCCCTCCAACAGTTCCTCGTGTTGGTTTGGGCCGTCCTGGCGCTGTTCGGGGAAGTCCATTACGAAAAATCCTGCGATTGCAGGCGCATGAACGATTTCTGCGCCAGGTAAAAGAAAAAGCCTGCGATTGCAGGCTTTGTGAAGCGAGCGCCACTGCCGTACAGCCGGGGGGCGGTGTCGCGGGCTATGCCCTAGAACGCTCGCGGGGTCGTTGTCGGTGCCGGGTCCGTTTCTTCTCAGCAGCCCGGCGGCTACTGCACCTGCTGGCTAACGGAGCCAGCCCACAGAGGATCGGTGCGGCGGGTTTCCCGCCGAATCCGTAGACGGCGCGGTATGCGCCCCGTCTACTTTTCTGGATTCATGAATCGCGAATTTCTGTCTCTCATTCCGCGCAATGTCCAGAATGAGACACGCTCGGCACGCGCGGTGCGCGAGCCACTTGCTCAGCTTCCGACAGTCGTCTTGCAACAGGCCAGGCGGCCAGCCGGTCCAACCGTCAGACCTCATCTTCCCTGCGGACCTGCACGCACATGAGCCGCACGGTGTCGGGCATCTTCGGCCCGATGTCGTAGATGGCTTCGATGCAGACCTCCATGCTCGGCATCACGCGCGCCTGGAATTGCAGTTCACCGCTCTTCGTCAGAAACAGGGCCAGCAGTAGCGTCGTCATTGCGCGTCTCCGTCCACTTCCACCAGCGGTTCATCTGCGCGGTGCGCCGCCGGTGGCAGTTGGCGCAACGGATTTCGCACTTCGCCATCTCTGCAAGCATTGCTTCCTCAGAACGCGTGTTCGCTATCGCGTTGCTGATGTTGAATTTCTTGTCGTCGGGATCGACGTGGTCGAAGTCCAAGACGACGGGGTCAGGTTCACCGCACTCGATGCACGGGTTCGCGCGCAGGTAGGCCAGCGCCAGGCGACGCCGGTGCAGCTTCTTTTCGGCGGTGCGCTGCCGCACCGTGCGGCCGTTGCGGGCGTAGTGCTCCCTGCTCGCCTGTTTCTGGCGAGCTTTGTCCTTAAACGGCATCAGTACCCGATTTCCGGGTCCAAGACGCCGAACGTCAGCACCGGCCCCAGGTTCTGGCGCTTGCTCGGCCAGGGGGTGTCAAGGTGCGGTTCGGCCACGCGGCTCAACGCGTCGAGCATGTCGTCGTGCCGGCCCACCGGGAACGCGAGAAACTCGCTTTCGATGAACGTGTGCACGAGGTCAAGCGTCTTGCCCTCCAGGGTCGTGTAGCTCAGTTGCTCGGGCATCCATACGCGCCCCGACTGGAACAATGGGATGAGCCGCCTGATGCGGTCCTCTTTCGCCGTCTGCCCGCCGACCTCCGTGATGGCGAAGCGGTAGCTGCGCCGGTTCATTTCGGCCTTGATGTGCTCCACGTCGGCCATCATTCCGTAGCGCTCGTATCGCACCTGGCCGGGCTTCCACTTGCGGTGCAGCCGAAACACCGTCTCGGCGCGCTCCGTCAGGTTCATGCGGTCGCGCACGCAGTCGAGCACGTAGTAGTTCTCGTCCTCGCCGAGCCCGACGATCCAGACCGTCGTGTAGTCGTTGTTCTTCCGCTTCCCCGACGCGGGGTCCACCAGCATGATCTTGAACATGCTGTTGTGCTGCACGCCGGTGTAGTGCTGAATCCAGCCGCGCTTGAACTCCGCGCCGCTGCCGGCGCGAGGCTTCTGCATGTAGAGCGCCCACCAATCGCGCGGCGGCAGCGTCTCCTTGATCTGGCGCAACCGCTCCAGCGGGTACGCCTCGGGCCACAGCGCCCGCTCGTTTGGCGTGTCCTCGTCAAAGATCGCGGGCAGGTCGATGACCTCCCACCCTTCGTGCCCGTGCTCGCGCAGCAGCCAGCCGGCGAGGTCGTCCTCATGCCAGCGCGTTTGAATCACGATGACCGCGCCGCCTGGCATCAGGCGCGTGTACGCGGTGGACGTGTACCAATCCTTGAGCTTCATCCGCAGCGTCTCGGAATCCGCGTCCTCGCGATCCTTGATCGGATCGTCGATGAGCAACAGGTGCGCGCCGCGGCCGGTCAGCGAACCGCCGACGCCCGTTGCGAAGTAGCTGCCGCTGGCCTGCGTGTTGAACTTGTTCGCCGCCGCGCTGTCGTCGGACAGCACCGTGCCGGGGAACAAGACGCTGTAAAGCTCGTCCTTGAGTTGGTTGCGGACCTTGCGGCCGAAACCGTCCACTAGCTCTTGCGAGTAGCTCGCGTGCAGCACGTAGTGGTCGGGGTGGTGCCCGAGATACCACGCGGGGAAGAACTCGCTCGCCTGCATGCTCTTGCCGTGCCGCGGCGGCATCGTAATCATCAGCCGCTTGCACTCACCGCGCGCTACGCGCTCCAGCGCGTTCGCCAGCTTGCGGTGGTGGTCGCCCGGCTTGTAGCCCGGCCACATGGCGATGCAGTACGCCAGGAGGCTCTTGCGGCACAGCGGGACGAGGTCACGCTTTTCCATCACTCAAGCGTCGTGTCGCCGAGCAGGTCACCGGCCGCGCTGCTGCGTTCGGTGACGTAGCCCGGAATGAGCTTGATCGTCGCCGTGCAGTGATTCGGGCTCCTGCACCACTCGGCGCAGCGCGCGCCGCCGCGGGCCTCGTGATCGCATGACCAGGCCGGCGGCGCGTCGATGGGCACAAGCGTGTTCAGCACTTCGGCGCGGATCGCCGCGCGAAGCTGCTGCGTGATGCCGGTGTCCGTGACCGTCTTGACCAGGCGGTTCACGAAGGCCGCAATCTCGTGATCCTTCACGCGGCCTCCGTCGTGCTGGCGCGAAGGAACTCTTCGGCGATCCGCTTGGCCTGCTCGTCGTTCACGTCGAACGCGGTGGCCGCGACCTTGGCCTTGATTTCGATGCTCTTGAGCTTCGGTTGCGTGTACTGGAGAAGCTCGTTGAGGATGCGCAGGCGCGTATCCGGGTCGATCAGATGCCGCCCGTGCTCATCGACGCCGTCGATGATGTTGATGATTTCCTCGGTCGGGTCTAGGCCGCGCTCTTGCAGCACTTCGCCGACCGCCTTGAGGTTGATGCGACCGGGCTTGCGCGAGGTCGCGCGGCTCGCCGGCACCAGCGGCGTGTGCACCGCCGGCGTGTTGTCGTCGGCGATCCGGCCGAACGTGCCCGTCACGGCAGACCGCTTTTCCGGCCGCATCACTGACGAGCGACGCGACATCAGACCTTGGCCTTCTTGAGCCCACCGTCGAAGCCTTGGACGGCCTTCTTCGGCGAGTTGTGCTGACCCTTGCTGCACGGCTCGACGCCGAGGCTGGCCTTGTGCTCCTTGGCCGGGACATCGGACTTGATGCCGGGCGCCTTGAACGCGTTGCGGCCGGGGGCCGTCATGTATCCCTGCGACATGGGAAGCTCCAAAGAAAAAGGCCGCCCGGAGGCGGCCTGAAAGATGCGAGATGGCAACTGGGTCGGTGCACGCTCTCAACACGCGCACTTTCCCGGCTCGAAGTGTACCCCGTTTCGGCCCGAATGTCAGCCTGGCTAACAGTCTCCAAAATTTTTTTGCTAGTAGAGGTAACCGGAGTCCCTACGATTTAGTAGGAAATAGGGGGTGTGGGGGGTCGGTTTCCACGTCTCAAGACTTCTCAAGACTTTCCAGGGAATGTGTTTTCCAAAACACGTGCAGCACCGCGCGCTCTTGAGCAAGGCTTGAGGCGGGCGCGGCGCGGCGCGGCGCGGGGTGGCCGGGGGGTCGAGGCCGTCCCCCTCCGAAATGCCCTGCGCCTGGCCTGGATTTCATGCCCACGTGGCGCGCCTGGCGCTCGCGTCGTGCCCATGCGAGGCACACAACACACCAAGCCTGGCGCCTACTTGCGTGCGCTGTGGGCGCTGTGGTGGGCGCCTGGTGCTGGTGTTGGGGGTGCTGCGCCTGGCGCGCGCTGGTGTTGGCGCGGCTGACCTGGCGCCTGGCGCACGCCGGGCGATTGCCTGGCTGGATGTGCCTGGCTCGACGCGAGGCAGCGAGGGGGAGAACGAAGCGCCAGGCGCTCGATTCGATACCTGCATTCTATCGGCCGTGTCAACCCCTTAGCGAAAAATCATGGGGCTTTGACGCCACAAACCGCACCGCTCGCATGTTGGCGCGGCTAACCTCACCCGTTGGGGGAGTAACCCCCGGCAACCCTATGAGGATCACAAATGAAGTTCACAGTCACGACACGAGACGTAGACGGCGGCACGCGCCGCACGTACACCACGCGGGAAGGCGCGCGCAAGCGCTTTGAGTCGATGGTCGGCTACAGCGTGGACAACGCCATCGCCGAGCAGTTCTATGCGCGCGCCGAGGCAGGCCAGGCGCTGCCCACGTGGGAAGAGGTCAAAGGGCTGCGCGCCGTGAGCATGTTCGGCACTGTCGTGAGCTTCCGCGCGGAGGACACGCAATGACGTTCGCAGAGCTTCCCATCGGCGCCACGTTCTACTTCGTCGGCGATCCTGACCGCGTGCTGACGCTCAAGACAGGCGAGGACACGGCCGTTGACGGCTACTGCGCGCGCGGCTTCTGCTTCGGAGTGCAGGCGCACGAAGAGGTCACGCCGGCCGCGCCTGCGCGCCAGGCTGCCTAGACGCCAGCGGCTAGCCTGGCGTGCCAGGCTAGACAGTGGCGCCACGTCGGCGACACCTAACCCCGAGAGGATCAC